GAATGGGTGATCTCTTATACCGGAACTCCTAGAGATGTAGAGACTCTCAAGGAGCAGAGGATCGACACGATCAAATCACAGGTTGCGGGTCATCTCAAATCAAGCGACTGGATGATTATTCGGGAAGAAGAAGGCTATAAGGATATAGCGGGAGACTGGAAGACCTGGAGAGGAGCGATCAGAGATCACGGCAATGCTCTTGAAGAAGAGATCGCCGACATCACGGACCTTGACGGTATGAAAGAATGGGATGCCAAGGATAAGGAATGGCCGAATGATCCCAACTATGTGGAGCCTGAAGAGGAATAATAGTGGCGTATATTGCCATAGATAAAGTTGGAGAGGTAGGCATTGTCAAGGAGACATCTCCATGGCAGTTACAACCTAACGTATGGAGCAATGGTAATAATGTAAAGACAGAAGAAGGCTCCATAATGAAGACCCCAGGTTACTCTGAGGTTATGGCAACCTGTCCTGTCGCACCCTACCACCTTATACAGCTCACTCTTGGGGTGCCAGAATTCTGGATAGTGTGCGGTTTGTCAGCGATCTATGCTTATGATAATACTAATTCTAGTACTCTTCTTAATGGTGGTATAAATGACAGTGTTGCAACTATAACTGTAGACAGCACTGTTGGGTTTGAATCTGTCGGTACTATTACGATAGGTTCTGAGAATATATCGTATACAGGAAAGACCTCCACTACCTTCACAACGTGTAGTAGAGGCGCAGACAGTACGAGTCCTGACAGCCATTCCGATGACGCTACCGTAACGAGAGCGACCAAGTGGTACGATATCACAAGGTCTAGCGGAGCCTACTCAGCTACGGCTGACGAGACCTGGACCTCTACCATTATCGGTGGTGTACTGGTCCTGACCAACAACTACGACAAACCCCAATACTGGGCCTTGACAAACGGTGTACCGTTATCCGCTACTCTGATGCAGGATTTAGCCAACTGGCCGAGCCTCACCTTACTGGATGGTGCGATCACAGGTACAGGAGTTCCCAGTCCTGATGAGATTGTTGTAGACTCGACAACTGACTTCCCGACCTCCGGCACCTTTACCGTTGACAGTGAGGACATATCCTATACTGGTAAGACAGCTACTAAATTTACAGGCATAGGCAGAGGAGAGAATGGCACTACTGCTGCCACTCATTTAGACGATGCTCCTGCATTTGTCAACGTCTATGTAAAATCCATGCGAGCATTCCGCTCGTTCCTGGTGGGATTGAATGTAAAGAGAGGTGGTGTCAACTATCCTCGGTTGGTCAAGTGGAGTACGGAGGCAGGCTTACAGTCTGTGCCATCCTCCTGGAATGAGACAACCAGTACGGTCGATGCGGGTGAATTTGAACTAGCAGATACGAAAGGCGATATATTAGACGGTCTCCAGTTGAGAGACACGTTTATGATTTACAAGGAAGACGCGACCTACTCCATGAGTTATGTCGGAACTCCTTTCATCTTTTCCTTTCGGCAGCTATCTCCCACGATTGGAGCGATAGCCAAGAACTGCGTAGCAGAGTTTGATGGTGGTCATGCGATCTTTGGTAAAGGCAACTTCTATATCAACGATGGTCAGAGGCTGAAACCAATCCTGCCACAGAAATTGAAAGAGTATGTCTTCACAGAGATAGATGGAGCGCAGGTCAATAAATGTTTTGTTGCGGCTGACTATGGGCGAACAGAGATACTATTCTGCTTCACCTCAGACGGTGCGCCGACAAACCAACCTGACAGAGCTGTGGTGTGGAACTACATAACGAACACCTTTGTAATCAGAGACCTCCCAGACGTTGCCCACATGGGTTATGGGAACGTAGGAAACCCAACCACCTCTTCAAGTTGGGCTTCGGCAACTAATCCATGGTCCACAATAGCAGGCCCGTGGACAATGAGTTATGACCTTCAGGATAAGGTGTTATTGTTTGTTGATCCCAGTAATACGAAGCTCTACAGAGACAGGTCAGGCAATCAGGAAGATACTACAGACATGGTGTCCTTTATAGAGAGGACTGGTATTACATTGAATGCGAGCGGTCAGCCTGACCATACCACAGTAAAGCGTATCAGCTCTATCTGGCCGAAGATGTCCATCAACAGTACCAACGAGATCAACGTGTACCTGGGTACTCAGATGAGCACACAGGACGGTGTGAGTTGGAGTTCTCCAGTGACCTTCAATCCCGACTCCCAAGCTAAAGTTTCGATACGAGGAACTGGCAAGCTGTACGGTGTACGCTTTGAGTCTACTACAGATATGAACTGGGAACTGGATGGTTATACCATTGAAGTGGAGGACGCAGGCAGGAGAGGATCGAGGAGTTACACATAGTGGCTACTTATGCAGATCGAGTAGAGAAGAGTGTAGTCAGGTATGAGCCAGGACCGCTACCAGAACAGGTGGATGATCTTGGCGGGTATCTTGTCACAGAGCTGAAAAGACTCGGCAACATCATACTTAACCAATCCATCTTCCGTCTTGAACGAACCCACATCGAGCCGACCAAACCAAGGAATGGGGATATACGCTACGCAGACGGCACCGATTGGAATCCAGGATCAGGAGAAGGAATCTACTTTTACAACGGAACATCATGGGTAAACTTGTAACAGAAATACAATCTGAATCTACTACGATAGGGAAGTGCAAAGTTGTTCTGGTTGCGCCTTCTGATGTTTCTTATGTGTGGGATGATGTTGTTCCCTTACTTGACAAAGCTCTTCAATATTCTGAAGGGGAAATGACATCAGATGATCTTGCTCCTCATTTAGACAACGAAAACTTGAGGATGTGGGTAGCAATGAAGGGCAACGAGATCATAGCCTGTATGGTAACTGAAGTTATCGAGTACCCCAGGAAGAAGATAGTCAGAGTTATTACTCTTGCGGGAAAGGACATGGATTTATGGTATGACTTTCTGCCTTTGGTAGAAGGTTATGCGGTAAAGCAGGGATGTTCAGCTCTTGAGGCGTGGACAAGGAAGGGTATGACAAGAAAATTAAAAGACTGGAAACATTCTTATGACATCATTACAAAAGATATAAAACAGAGGATGCAATAATGGCAGTATTACCTATAACATCGCCTATAGCCCCAGGATTAGTTGCGGCAGATTATAGCCCCTGGACTCCAGAAGCGGGAGCTAGGTCTGCTCTTCCCGGCATACTAGGTTACACTCCAGGAGCAATAGCTCCTCATTCGACTCCTTATTCTCCTCCTATATTTAGAGGGGGTACTACGTATGGAAACTATGTCAGGGATAATCCTGCGTTGATGAATCTTTTCCAAGCGCAGACAACATCTATGCCAGACTATCAAGCTAATATAGCGGATTATGGCAAACAGTTTTGGGATAAGTATGGGGCAATAGGGGGGTGGACGGCCCCGGATGCGTCAACAGTCAACCCTAATATAGCAAGGGGAGATGTGATGGATACAGCACCGGCAACTGCGGGGTACGGTCATTCAGGGCTACCAATGCCGGATGTAGAAGGGTACAAGTATGTCTATCCTAAATACGAGTGGAATAGAGATGAGGGCTATACGGCTTCTGGCTATTCAGAAGATATAGATGAGTATCCGTATTATCCTTACTATCCTGGATGGGATACGAGTGATAGGGTTCGTGATGAGTCCGGTGCGGAATTGGACAATATTTTGGTTGGGTTAAGACTCATAAAAGAGTAGGAGAATATTATGTCAGGTGGATCAAAAGTACAGACAACAAGGTCAGAGCCTTGGGAAGCGCAGAAACCCTATCTTGAGGAGGGATTCAAGAAGTCCCAAGAGTTATATGATCTCGGGCAAATGTCTCCTTCTTATTTTGGGGGGCCGACTCTTGCAGGCTTTGATCCTGCACAGACTGCTGCTCAGACATCAGCACTATCCTACGCTACAGGCCCACGTCCTGCCAACTTACAGGCAGGCGCGGAGACTACCGGAATGGGCGGGATGGCCTATGGTTTGGGTGCGATGGGATACGGAGCAGGGTTAGCGGGTCCATTGACGACGGCTGAGTATGCAGGGCTTACACCTTTTAGTGAGCCACAGTACGCACAGCTCCTGTCAGGAGAAGTAGATCCTACTACGTTTGACCCTCTTGCGGCTGCTTACAGAAGTCAGGCAATGAATCAACTGACTGGCGAAGTCCTCCCAGGAATACGCACAGCCATTACCCAGAATCAAGCGG